GAAACAGGTAAAGAATCATTTAGACATATTTGTGCAGGTCTTAATTTAGACCAAAAAGGATTCTATGAGAAAGAAATACAAAATGTACAAAGAGAATTAAATATTAAAGATAGCCTTATTGTTGAACTTAAGGCAGAAATTGATAATTATAATGACATGATTAAGAGAGAAAAAGAAAAAATAATGTTCTCACTTAATAAAGGTGACTATGATAATGTATACATTGGTTATCTTAAACAACTAGACGGAGAACTTTTCCAAATTAAAGGAATCTTATATTATCTAGAAAATGGTGAGTGGAACTAATGGAAAAGTGGACTAAAGGTACAAGATTTAATGTAGTGACAATCGTAGAACTAACAATCTTACTACTAGCTTTAATCGTTCTATTATTCTATAACATTGGTGATGTAAGAAAGAAAAATAAAATAGATAAAATAGTAAATGATATAACTGATACTAGGGGATATGATAACTACTGCTACGGATACGAAAACACAAATATGAAAAACATATATATTATCCATTTGTATTATGAAAGACAAGTTGGAAGTTATGTAAGAACTTACATAGTTAACATAGCCGATGGATCATATTATGATATAGGTGAAGAATAATGTTTAAGACCGTTAATAAATTAAATAAACTAATTGAAAAAGGATTTGATGCAACAAGAATCACAAAATATCATGGACAAACAACAATAAAAAAAGAATTCTTGAGAGGTGAAGAAGCTTATAACTTCCTCTCTCAAGAAGTAGGACTATCAGTTCCAATGCTAAAGAAAATAGCAACATCTGATGATATGGACTTATTAAAACAATTTACTGATGATGTGCAGTTCTTACTAGCAAGTGCAACAGGAACTGAAGTAAACTATTGGAATGAATTATTAGAGATATTATGAATGTAGAAAAATGTAAAGCAGTTCAATGCTACACTTGTAAGCATAGAAAAGAAGACTCAAGAACACATAGAAGATATTGTGAATTATTAAGGAGAGATGATGCACACACAAGACTATATAGGAATGCAACCAAAGGACGCTCTACCAAGTGCAATCCTAGTTCAAATGGTTAGAGATTATGTAAGAGATATTGAAGGAATATATTTTAGCCAAAAAGATATAGAAAAGCTAAAGATAAGATTAGAAGATTTATCATTAACTAAAGAATATGATTTAAATGGACTAAAACAAGCCTTAAATGAATTATTATGTGACAAGACAATAAATATTCAAGATTGGGTGGAAAAAGATTCTAGAAAAGCAATAACAAGCAATAATATAAAACTGATGGATGAAAGTATAAACAAGATTAAATATCATAATAGAGTTTTAATCAGAAATAGAATATCATCACTAGAAAAGAAAATAGCATTTTTTAAAAGAGATCAATATGATTCAGTAAGATTTATTAAAAGCAAAACATTTGAAATACTATATGACATCGATCCTAAAGATGTAATAGAAAGACTAGAGAACAAAGAACTAGCAATAATAGAGCAGTTAGAGAGAATATATGGATAGAGATGAAATATGGAATCATCTATTAAATATCCGTAAGGGTAAAATAGATACAATAGAAGAAGAAATAAAAAAAGAAATAGAACTACTTCCTAATAGATATAAAACAATTGCAGAAGATTATTATATAAATGCATATCCTGTTAAATATATATTAAAAATATATAATATAAGCTACCAATTGTTTAGATTTAAGGTAAGTGAAATAGTTTCTATAATAGATGTAATCATGTATAAGAGAGCCAATTAAGGACTCTCTTTTAAAATGTCTAGACAGGCAGATGGTATAGATAATTGATAAGTCAATTATATAATGATAGTGAGTTACGGCATAGGAGGGATAAGATGGTGTGACTTATCCTTCCATCGCATCTCAATAGCGGAAAAATGAGGTATGACTATGGCAAGGAACACACGAAGATATACACAAAATGAAAAACTTGATGCTCTTACAAAGTATGTTGAAAATGATTATAACACATTGAAAACTGCTACCGAGATAGGAGTTCCACATTCAACCTTACAAGGTTGGATTTATTCTAATAAAGAATACATAGAAAAGTATTCGGCAAAAATACTAGAGAAAAAGAGAGAAAAAATGGCTAGAATCTTCGTAGAAAAAGGACTAGCAAACTCTAATAAACTACAGGAAAAAATCTCTAAATCATTAGAAGAAGGAACACCAATTGATGTAGATGAATCAGTTATTCAAGCTATGCAAAAGACAAGCTCTTATATGGGAACTATGTATGACAAGTATAGACTTGAAACAGGACAATCTACTGAAAATGTTGGCATCAATTTAAAAGAACTGATAGAGCAAGTTAAAGGAAATGAGTGGTAGAGTGCCAAAAATGACTCTAAAGGGGAAAATACAAAAGTTGGTGTCAAAATGGGTATAAACACTAAACTTTATATAGAAAAATACTTAAAGATAGTAGATAAAAATGCAAAACTAATACCATTTATATTTACTGCCTTACAAAATAAAATCTATGATGCGATAAAGTCCCAAGCCATAGCAAACAAACCAATAAGAATTATCACACTAAAATGTAGACAATTAGGTGCATCAACCTTTGGAACAGGAGTATGCTTTAAGATATCTGCTACTAGCACAAATAGTCATTGTGGCATCATCACACATAAAGCCGATACAACTGATAACCTTAATAAGATGTGTCAAAACTACTACAACAATTTACCTGATCCATTAAAGCCACAAAAGAAAGCATTCAATGATAGAGAGATAAGTTTTAGTGACTTGAACTCATCAATGAGCTTTATGACCGCAGGAAGTGGTGATGGTGTCGGTGTAGGCGAAACATTTAATATCCTACATATATCTGAACTATCAAGATGGCAATGGGCTAAAGAAACCTTATTACCAATATTACAAACCGTTCCAATGACACCTGATAGTGTGGTGTATATTGAATCTACTGCTCGTGGATATGATTACTTTAAGGAATTATGGGATAGTGCGGTTAAAGGCGAAAGTGATTTCCTTCCTGTGTTTTGTGCTTGGTGGGAAGTTGAAGAATATCAACGAGATGGAATCATACTTGAATATGATGAAGAAGAATGCTACCTAAAAGAAAGATTCAATCTTAATGATAGGCAGTTATCATGGAGAAGATGGTGTATTGCTAATAACTGCGGTGGAGATATAGATATGTTCCATCAAGATTATCCATCATATCCTGAAGAGGCTTTTCTATCTAGTGGAGAATGTGTATTTGATTTACCTAAATTAAATAAAAGATTATCTGAAGTAACTAAACCAATTAGAAAAGGCAAGTTTGAATATACTAAAGAACTACACGAAGTTAAAGACTTTGGTGGTCAAATAGTTGATGTCCAAACAACTATTAAAGATATCAAGTTTGTGGATGAGCCAAACGGAATGATATCTATTTATAAAGAGCCTTATTACTTTGAAGATAACTTTAAAATAGTGACTCATCCATATGTAATAGGTGGAGATACGGCAGGAACAGGAATAGACTTCTATACTGCAAAAGTATTAGATAACACCAATGAAGAATGTGTTGCGACACTACATAAACAAAGAATAGATGATGACCTTTATAGTGAACAAGTCTATTGTCTAGGAATGTATTACAATCAAGCTCTAATAGGACTTGAAATAAACTTTAGTGTAGTGCCGACAAGACATCTTAAAGATATAGGATATCCAAACCTATATAGAACTGAAGTGATAGACTCCATTACCAATAAGTCCAGAATGGAGTACGGTTGGAAAACAACCAAAATATCAAAAGATGCAATGGTTAAAGGACTCATAATCAAGTTTAGAGAATCTCCTTATTTAGAATGTGATTATGATACATTAACCGAAATGACTACATATGTTAGGGACGAAAAAGGTAGTTACAATGCTATGACAGGATGCCATGATGACCTTGTAATAGCAAGTGCTATAGCTCACTTCATCTCTAATAGTCATTTAAACACCGAGATAGTTGAAAAGAAGAAATCAACACTACCTAGATTTTTTCAAGAGGATAATTATGAAGATGATAATGAAACCAACCTATTTGAATTCTAAAGTTGAAAGTCTAGAATCAACACTAGATAAGATGCAAGAACAAATAGCAAATCAACACACCAAAATTGAAACATTAGAAAAGAAAATAAAAGAAATGGAAGATTCAGTTAAGATTGCTAATAGTAAAGCAATGGGTACTGAAAATATTATAGACGAATGGTTTAATGGTGGTGGAGATGAAAGAAGATAGTATAAGACTATGGAAAGACTACGAGAGTGGTCTTGCCTACCAAAAGAAAATAGGAATAGCAGATAATATCCCAAAGTTCATAAGATACTATGAAGGTAATCAATGGGCAAATGTTACCGAGAATACTAAAAACCTACCAAGACCTGTAGTTAACATTGTAAAGATGATATGTCGCAGTAAGAAAAGTTCTATTCTATCAAATGAATCAAGAATAGTTTATAAGACATATGATAATGTTAATGTAGAAAAGTTTAATCATTATGCCGAGTATCAACAACATTCAATGAAGAATGAGAAGAAGAACTCTCAAGCTACATTTGACGCCGTAAGAAAAGGAAATTGGATTAAACATTATTATTGGGATAAAGAATCTCGTGGTAAGAATGGGATGGTTGTAGGTGCTTTAGATTGTGAAGTAATTGATCCATTATCTATAATTGTTGCTAATCCCCTAGAACACGATATCCAAAAGCAAGAATATATCATAATCGCAAAAAGAGAGCCAATAAAGAGTGTTCAAGCTAAATGTGATACAAAAGCAATGGCAAAACTGATTTTATCTGATAGTGCCGAATCTAATCCATATGGAATAAGTGAAAGTGATGATAGTGATTTAGCGACCGTTCTCACAAGATACTTTAGAAAAGATGGTGAAGTATACTGCGAGATAGGTTGCAAGAGTGGAATGGTAAAAGAGGCTTTTCCTATTACACCTGATGTTGAAGGTGCTAAAGAATATTTACGAGGAACTGAAGAAGATAAAGTTCTTGAGAATGACTATGACGCTCCAAACAATAATATTGCAGATGCTCCAAAAGATATTGCATTAACTAATAGAACTAAATCATATTTATATCCAATTGCTTGGGAATCATATGAAGAGAGAGAAGGATCAATTTATGGTATTGGTGAGATAGAAGGAATAATCTCTAACCAAAACGCTATAAATTTCACTTTAGGAATGAGTTTACTTAATGTCCAAGAAAATGCTTGGGGTAAGTATTTAGTCCTTCCTAATGCCTTAAAACAAAAGATAACTAATAGACCAGGAGAAGTCATAACTGATTATAGCGGAACAGGAAACGGTATCCGTAAGATGACCGAGCAAAGCCTACAAACACTTCCTGTTAATCTAGTTGATAAAGTAGTTGAGTTAACAAGAAATGTAACGGGAGCAACTGAAGTATTAAGTGGTGAAGTTCTTGGTGCTAATATGAGTGGAACTGCAATAGCAAACCTACAAAATCAAGCACAAGCTCCAATTGTAGAATTAAGAGATTCTTATTGGAGATTCCTAGAACAAGAGGGAAGAATCCTAGCACAATTCTATAAGTTATACTATACCGGCCAAGAGTTCTACTATGAAGATGAAGATAGAAACAAATATCAAGATACATTCAGTTCTAGTGAATATGAAAATACTGATTTTGAAGTAGCAGTTGAAGTTATAAGTGGTGCTAAAGCATCAACACTAGCAGATGTTGGAATGCTAGACAACTTGCTACAAAGTCAATCAATAGACGCTAAAACATATATCAGTTTATATCCTGATAGTGCTATTTCTAATAAGAAAGATATACTCAAACAACTTGAAAAGAAAGAACAAGACCAATTTACAATGTTGGCTCAACAAACTGAACAACTTGCTACTCAATTAGAACAGGCAATTAAACTCATCCAAGAGCAACAAAAAGTAGTAGAAAATGTATCTAATATAATTAGAGAAAATGACTCTCTAAAGGTACAATTAGCAGAACTAAAGAATCAAGCGACAATGTCTATAAATCAAGCTAATGAGCAAATTAACGCAGGAAATGACATGATTCAAAGGTTAATGGTTGATGATAAAGCTAAAGCATTATTTGAGTCCTTACAAGACAATAAAGCAATGGCAGAATTCATAAATAAAGGTGGTACAATTCGCAACCAATAGCGTAAAAATGGGAAAGGTTTTATGTTAGAAGACAAAATCGTAGCGGAAACAAATGTGGATAATCAAGCCGTTCAGGAAGTCGCTACAACTGAAGAAATTGATAATAATGTGGAGTTTAATGATGGTGGAGAAGAAACTTTAGAAAAAGAAGTGCAATCTAAAGAAAAGAACTCTGAATATGCAAGAATAAGGAGAGAACAAGAAACTCAAGCCAAAATTGACAAAGCAAAAATGGATGCCGTTATTGATGCATTAGATGGTAAAAATCCTTACACTAACGAAGAAATTAAAGATGAGTTTGATTATAAGGAATACCTTCAAATGAAAGAGATGGCAAAATCAGGTCACGATCCTTTATCTGATTATTCAAAGTATATGAAAGAAAAGGAACGTAACGCATTACTCCAAAAGCAAAAAGAAGAAGAAACAAATCAAAAAGCTCGGGGCGACATAGAAGCTTTTAAATCAGAACATCCTGAAGAAAATCTAAAGGAATTGCTTGATGATGATGCCTTTAAATCAATTTTGCGTGGAGTCGGTAACTTGAATAAGGCTTATGATATTTATAATGGTATAAAGGTTAAATTTGAGTCACAAATTGAAAATAAATACGCACAAAGAATAGCGAATGGAAATGCTAGTGTTGGAAGTCAAAGGAACACATACGAAAGTCAATCTAAAGACTTTAACTCCATGACTAAAGCCGAGTTTGAACAGGCTATTCAAGATGCAAAAGATGGAAAATTGAGGATAATTTAATATGGCAACAAAAACACAAACTATTACTAATGTAGCCAATCATAATCAATTAAGCGTAGAAGCTAAAACTTTTTATGAGAGAGCATTATTAGAAAGATTAACACCTGAATTAGTATTCGCTAATTATGGACAAAAAAAGAGCATTCCTGCTCACAATGGAAGAACAATTGAATTTAGAAAGTTCGGTGCTTTAACACCTAAAACAACTGCATTAACTGAAGGTATTACACCTGATGGAAACAATTTAGCAGTAACAAATGTAACTGCAACTATCAACCAATATGGTGATTATGTACAAGTTTCTGATGAACTTGATCTAGAGGGAATTGATCCTGTTATAACTGAAAGTGCTTTAGTTCTTGGAGAACAAGCAGGTCTTACTTATGACCACGTTGTTAGAAATGTAATTTGTGCAGGTACTAACGTACAATATGTAGATGGTGCTAACAACACTTCAACTTGGGCACTTGATAAGAATGATAAATTAACTGCAACTGAAGTTAAGAAAGCAGTTAGAACATTAAGAAACGCTAACGCTAAACCAATTGAAAATGGATACTTCATCGGTATTATTGATCCAGCTATCGCATTTGACTTAATGAGTGATTCATTATGGCAAGATGTATCTAAATATGGTGATGGTGTTAACATCATGAAGGGTGAAGTTGGTAGACTTCAAGGTGTAAGATTCATTGAAACAACTGAAGTATTAACTAAAGATTCAGATGATTCATATGATGCACAATCATTAAGTTCAGGTGATTCACTTGTTGGACTCTATGTAAAAGATGCAACTAAAACTGATGCATCAAGATACACAATTCAAACTACAGGAACATATTCAAGTGGAACATACTATAAGAAGAACAACAAACAAGTTCATTGTTGCATGATTATTGCTAAAGATGCATATGGTGTTATTGATGTTGCTAATGGCTCTAAACCACAAGTATTTGTAGAAAAAGAAGGTGGAAATACTGATCCATTGCACCAAAGAAGAACAATCGGTTGGAAACTCAATGGTACTGCAGTTATTTTAAATAATGACGCTATGATTAGAGTTGAATGCGGTGTTTCTGAATAATTAAATTAAAGAATATTCTCTCGGTGGGAGTGTAAAAAACTCCCATTGAGAGATAAAAGGAGAGAATATGGGAGAAGTAAATAAAGAATCAAAAAAGGCATTAGATAAAGAAGTAAAGGTAAGAATTAAAGTACCAATTGATCCACAAAATCCTGAAGATAAAGTAGTACCTGTAACTATCAATGGTTATAGATACGAAATAGTTCGTGGTGAAACAATTGAAGTACCAAATGCCGTAGCCGATGTTCTAGCTAATGCACATTATATTTAGGAAGAGCCAAAGGCTCTTCTTTTAAAAAGGGGAAACAATGACTTTAGCAGAGATTAAAGTTCAAGCATTAAATATAATGTTTGCAACTTATGAAGTGATAAACACAAGTACATTAAGCGATAAAGAGCTTGATGAAAACTATGCTCCATATTTACAAAGAATGAAAGGAAGTATTAACCGTTGTATTGGTGACATTGAGAACAAGTGTGCAGTTCCAACTAATAACTATGACCTTAATAATCCTATATCAGTTACTCCATATGTAGTTAAATATGCTCTTCCTAATGATTATTTCAAGATTAAGTGTATTTACTTAACTGATGGTAGAAACTTCTATGAAAATGTAAATTATAAGATTATTGGGAACTATGTTCTACTTGATAAAACTAATGGTCAATACATGATAGAATACTATCCTAAACTTAATAGACTAGAAGATGGAACACCTAATACATTTGATATAACATATATCCCACAAAATATATGCGAGTTAATACCTTATTTCATTAAAGGTGAATTATATAGAGAAGATGAGCCAAACGAGGCATCAGAATCTATGAATTGGTATGAAGCTAAACTAGATCAGATTATTATAGGACAACCTTCTGACTCTAATCAATCTATGGTGGAATCAGTATATGAGATGCAATACTAATATAAATGTTAAACCAATAAAATCCTTTTCATTTAGTGATTTTAGGGGAGTAGACTATTCTTCTACACCTCTTGAAATAAAAGTCTATAGAAGTCCAAAAATGAAGAATTTAATAAATGATGGAAAGTACAACCATAAAAGACTTGGATGGGAAACATTCAAGGACAATATGTATTACTGCCAATCATTTAAAAACAATGTAACAAACGAAACATTTTATATAACTATTAGATATGAAAGTTCAAGTTATTACTGCCGTATATATGATAAGAATTGGAACATAAAAGCAAGTAAAATAATTGTCTTACAATCAGGTGATGTTCTTGATGTAACTAAAATAAGAACATTCAAAAAAGAAAATCAAGTGTATATGTTTACGGGATATGATTCCTTTTTGATGGAATGTCCTAAAGGGGAAACAGGAACTGATAGAACTACATATACAATTGATAGTCTATATAAGTATGCATACATTCCAACAACAAGTCTTAATAATACATCATTTGAAGAACTAAATGTTTTAACAGCTTTAAGATATAATAAGTTCCAATATTCAAGTGGTAAGACAAAAACTGAACTTGATGGAAATGATGCTTTTTTAGATACTAATCCACAACTACTAAATGCTAGTGATGTAGTTATCAACAACTCATTAAGGGCTAAAGTAACAATGTATAAAAGTGTAAATAACCATCAAGTTGAGTATAATTTATATTTTCTTTCAAAACGATTGAATACTACAACTAAAAAAGGATTTTATTTAGTTCAAACAACCGAAAATAACTATAAAAACGATTTTCAAAATGGCAATCAAACATATTTATCAGTAGAGCCAACTGACACCATAATGTCTTATATAACTGAAGAAGTTATAGGTGGTGTTACTTATGAATATGATAGATATAGTGAGTGGAAGTTTGACTTAACAGGATTACAAGTTGGTGGTACATCTATTACCGATGACTTTAAAATAACTGATATTGAAATAGAATTTACACCACAAAATAGACCTACATATTTAGATAATCAAAAAGAAGGAATTCTATTTAGTGGTATATTAACTGAATTTGGAGAGAACTCTAATATTAGAAGATTATTTGTAGCATATAAGAATATTATGTTCTATAGTGAAATGGACGACTATACATACTATCCAATATCAAACTATACCGAAATAGGCACAAATACTACTTATATAAAAGGATTCCAAAGACTTACTGATAACTGCCTTGCAGTATATAAAGAACGCTTAAATGCCGAGCCTACAATATACTACATTACACCAAGTGTAACAAGCAAAACATACGAAGTTGATGGAGTAGACTACTATAGAGCAGACTTCCCATATGTAACAGGAACTAATGGTGAAACAATTATAAATCAAGACTCAATAGCAAACTTTGTTAATGATCCAATTATACTAACTGAAAATGGAATATTCGCAGTTAATATTGGAGATAATACAACAATAGAAAGATATGTTAGAGAACGCTCAAGTTTAATAAATCCATACCTTAAAGGTAAATTAACAAATGGATCAATTATAACTTATAACAATAGATTATATGTTGCTTTAAGTAATGGTGAAGTAATGGTAGCCGATGCTCGTTTTAAGTTCCAAGAGTCAAACTTAAATCCTGAACAAGTGTTTGAGTATGAATGGTGGCATTGGTACAACATAGATGTTAAAAAATGGGTAGTTCTTGAAGATAGATTATGTTTTATTAGCTCAAGTGCAGAAGTGTGCCAATTTAAAGAACTATATGATTTTAAAGATACAAGAAATGTGTGGTTTAAAGATAATGGTGCTTATGCTAAATGTAATCAAGGACACTTTTATTGTAATAGTTCTTACGGTAATGTAGGTGGATATACAATTAAGATAAACCATGATGGACAAGTATATGAACGTGTACTAGGTTTAACAACAAGACTTGATGGTGATAATGTTCCATATTATGAATTTGATAACCGGGGAATTAGCACATTCGGTCAAGTTGATATATACCAAGCATATAAAGATTTTCCAATTGAATCATACTTCTATACATCAGTTACTGATTGTGGAGCATCTAATATATTTAAAACTCTTACTGCAATGACAATAACACCTGAATCATCAATAAGAGCGAACTGCGATATAGGATATCAAACAAGAGGTCATGTTAATGTAGAATCTACTGCCTTTGGTGGTAATACAGGATATGACTTTGGATTATATGATTATACTATGTATTCATATGAAAGTAATTTTTATGAAGCTTATCGCAAAAGATTAAAAGAACGCAATTTCGACTATATCCAATTTAAAGTAATATCTGATGGATTAGGAGATAGTGCTATAACTAACATAACAATAGAATATAAAGTTAATAACAATATTAGAGGTGTTAAATAATGGCAAAATTAACAACAATTAGCAATGCTAAAAAGAACGCAATAAAAAATAAAACTGCTTTCTCTTTACCTGATAGACCTAGTGATACTATGAGTCCTAGTGATATTAAAGGCAAATATTATAAAGCAATTATAGACGAAGATAATCAAGGAAATTCATTAGTAGAAGTAGCCGACCTTATTATAACTGAAACTAATAACTATATTGATGATTTAGAAGATGGCACAACAATAGTTAAACAAAGTGAAAAAGCCGAAAAAGATGCAAGTGGCAATGTTATCACAACAACATACGAAACAATAGCCGATGCAAATC